AGCCCTTACTAATGTTTGCATTCTCATAACATCTAGTGCAATATCGTGAACTGGATCATGATGAATAAAGTTATCACACCCTTCAGGCATAAAACTATTTTTTAATCCGCTGCCCCAAGACAGACCTTCTATTATTGATCTGGTATCTCTCAGTTGCCAAAAAGAATATGGGTGAGGTTTGTGTAGTTGGTCCATGATGTTTTCAAATATGATAGGATCAAAATTATTACCTCTGGTATATACTTTACTTTTGAAGGTCATGTCGGCAATTACAGAAACAAAGAAATCATAAAGTTCTGTAATAGATTGATCTTGATCCGAGGGAATTAACTGTTTCTTTGCTTCGGAACCCTGCTCGTTCCACCATTCTAATGTTTTCTTATCAATAACACGATTATGATTTTTTACTTGATCTTGAACATTAAACTTAATAAGCCTAGAAGATTCTACTAATTCATCAAATGAATATCCGTTTTCGGAAGTAAAATTATCTTCTGAAAACTTAAGAGCTGCTAATGAAACCACAACACATTTATATCTATCCGTGGATAATGTTTCAAAATCAAAAATAATTGAATTAGACATCTTTAGCCCCATCTATTTGTTTTTGAATTAATCGTTCAGGTAAAGAGCATATCCAATAATATGAAAACCAAAAAATAATATTATAAATTATAATTTCTGTATTCATTGGAATTCCACATTTGCCATAAGTTCTGTCATACATGCTACAACATTAAGTTCGTGATCTGCTACGAATGCATTTTTATATTGATAATCCGCTAAGATAAGAACAACCTGTGGTATTGATTGCGGCTTTACGGAATCAGACATTCTATCATAGATTCCTCTAAAAATAGAAGATGCATCGGTATCAATATTATTTACTACCCATGAACGCATTTTCTTAAAATCTTTTGCTTTTAGAAAATCCATAAGACTCTTAAAAGACTGATCACCAATGTTAACTAAAATACCAGAATCAATTTTACCACCAATGGAATATCTTTGTGCTTCATTTAAAATTCTACGCCAATCTGGACCATACTTCATGATAAGTTCCGCAAGAACTTTATTCTCAAATTCTACATTCTCAGATTTAAGAATATTCTGAAGTCTAGCCATCATTTGGGCAGCTAGTGGAGCCATATCTTTTTTAGAAGTATTAAACTCATACACAGAACACCGTGAGTGAAGTGGTTCAATAATTCTATTTTTAAAATTACAAGTAAGAATAAATCTACAATTATTAGAAAATTCTTCTATAAAACCCCGCAAGGCGGGTTGGGTGCTCTGGGGGTTTAAGTAATCAGCCTCATCAAGAATAACTACTTTATATCCACCTTGCAGGGAGACAGAAGATGCAAATTGTTTAATCTTAGTTCTAAGAGTGTCAATGTTACCTTCTTCTGAGCCGTTAACCAAAATATAATCAAGATCCAATTCGTTACATAACGCTTTGGCTACGGTTGTCTTACCAAGACCAGCAGTACCGGAAAAGAGCATATTCGGTAGCTCTCCGGTCTTGATAATATTCTTAAAAATTGTTTTTAGATTAGGTGTTAGGATAGTATCTTCAATAGTTGCTGGGCGGTATTTTTCCACCCATAAAAAATCATTATTCATAATATAGTTTTATCCTTAAGAATTAATCTTCTGCTTGTTCTTGCTTCCAGCTTTCTACGATTTGAACACCTTGTGTGCATTGGTCACGTAAATTACCAATGGTGGAAAGTTCTTCACCTCGAAAACCACCACGTTGAGTAATGGTATCAATAATAGCAATAGAACTACGAGAAACTTGATTTAATAGTTCCATTGCACGTTTTGTATCTTCATTATCAGACATTTATTATTCTCCGTATGTTGATGTCTTTTCAAGAGCGATCCAATACATAAGATCACTCGCTGAGTTGGTAAATTTTGAAATTAATTTTGAAGAAATCTCTACTTCATAATCTCCTTGATCAATCTTTAAATTAGAAATATTAAAGATAAAGTTGTATTTATCACTGGAAGAACTACCTTCTACATCAATAGAGAAACTATTTGCTGTAGAATTTTCCGAAGATGTAACAGTTAAACTTACTGCAGATCCGCTAGGTGAGACATGAAGTTCACTGTGACCAAGAGCTGAAGCGGCCCGCTTAACTTTACCGAGAGTATCTCCATCAAGAGTAAATCTCACATCAGTATCGGGCATTTTTACTTCTTTGGATGGCGTTGTGAGCATCTCTGTATCCGAGTAAAAATACTTTACTTTTGATCTACCAGTAGAATCACCAATGATAACATAATTTTCTTCAAAGTTAAGACGAGGTGAGTCAACTAGACTCAGAACACCAAGGAATTCATTTAGATCATAAACTCCAAATGTTTTCGGAAAGCTTTCCTTAATCTCTGCTTTTGAGAGAATGTTTTTTGCTTCAGAGATAGTTTGAAGTGTACTACCTTCATTAATAACCAAGTTAGAATTTACAGAAGCGTAATTCTTTAAAATTGAAAGTGTAGAGTCACTAAGTTCCATTATATTTATTTCTCCGTTTCATAAAATATAGTTTATTATATCATATATTGCTGTTGCTGTAAACACATTAATTTATTAATTCTTCTAATATTTCTAAACAAACTTTACTATCATCCGTTATGGTTCTTGTTTTTATAGCAGATTTTACACATTGCCGAGTAAAGTCAAGAGCATATCTATTACCTGATGCATCCATTCCTGTATTAATTAAATAGACATTACAATTATTTGCGTGTATTTTTTGCATCAAAAGATCACTATATTCACTTACTTGTCTAGGCATGAATGGTGAACCATAGCAGGGGCTAAATACTTTCTTAATTTCATTATTACCTGCTTCAGTACCAGGCATCTGGCTTGTGTAACCAGTCTCAAAGAATCTTTTAATAGTACCGTTTGTAATTTTACTTACCGCTGGAAATTTTCCGGTTACATCCATAGTTAAGAAAAATATATTATCTGGATGCGTAAAATCTTTATTCCCGTGATATGCATTCTCAACAGAAGTGATTGGATAACTTAATCTGGCATTTGAAACACCTGGATTTTCTACTACTAAACAATCTTTTTTTCTAGCATCTTCTACAGCATAAAAGATTGTAGGATGTGTTTCTGGGCTAAGACCTTCACTCTTAGCATAACATCCCGTTTCTACCATACGAATACCATCTTGACCCCAATAAACTTCATCATCACTAATTAATTTATAGTCGGGATCGCTACTTAATGTAGTTTTACCTGTACCGCTTAATCCAAACATTAAATTAGTTGTATCGTTATATGTAAAAGCACTACAGTGCATAGGTAAAGTACCATTTTCTGGTAACTCAAAACTTATGATACCGAACACACCTTTTTTAATTTCACCAAGAAACGTAGTTCCACCAATTAACATAACACATTCATCCAAATGAACATAAATATATGGCTCATCTACTACCATTTCAGTGTTATGTATAATCGTCCAATCAGCGGTATATTGTAGAGGATTGTCTACTACTGGAAACATATTACGGACAAATTGTGCATGTCTATCGTCATTAGTCTCCACACGAAAACACATTCCAGCAGCATAAAATACAAGATTATGTGAATAATCCATAAGATCCATTCGCATATGCATTACGTGATAATCTTCTTCGTTCCCAATTTTATTATACTTAGGACGACTAAGATCAAGATATTTTGTTTTTTCACCAAAGAAATATTTATTTTCTGGGCTTCTACCTGTAGGTTTGGTTGTTATTTCAATATTAGGCATTATGCCACCATCTTACTAAAGTTTTTCTCTTTCTTAAACTCCAGCTTTTCTTCAAATTTTCCATCAAGTATTTCTCCTTTATGAGAGATTACAAATACGTTTGTGTCATCATCTAGTGTATGTAAAATTTTCATTAGATTATCAACACCGTCGTGATCTAAAGATGAGTCAAATGTTTCATCTAATATAAGTAGGTTAGTAGCCACAGAGTTTTTCATCTTAGCAATCATACGCCATGTAAATAATAAAGCAAGATCAATTCTTTGCTTCTCACCCTCTGAGAAAGAATCATATGAGAATGCATCTCTATGACGTGATCTAATAGTTTCTTGAAAGCTTTCATCTAAATTAAAGTGTACAAAGAAATCAAGAACTTGAAGATATTGATTTACTAGTTTATTGATTACAGGAATATATTGTTTAATAACTTTTGTTTTAATACCCGTATCTTTTAACATTTCAGCCATAACAGTATTATATGAATATTCTTCATTAAGAGTTAATTTGTATTCCATTAACTCGTTTCTTTCTTCATTCATATCATGAAGTTCTTGGTTAGCCTCACCAAGATCACCTTCTCTTGAACTAAGTCTTTGTATATCTAAATTAAAACCATCTATTTGTTTCTGATGCGAGCTTATGAGTTTATTATTAGTATTAATTAAATTATTATTTTCCTTAATTTCTTCAGCTTTATCATTCCACTCATCTATTAAAGCTGCTACATCATTAGCTTCCGATTGTATTCTTTCAAGGGTTTCTTTAGTTTGTAGTGCTTTTTGCTTACATTCGTGTATTTTCCTCTTTTTAAAATCTGGTTCGATTTCCTGTGAACAGGTCGGACAGGTGTCGTTCTGTTCATAAAATTTAGAATCGCCAACGATTGTTTTAATTTCTGATGTCGCACTGGCCTTATCTTGTAAAATGATTTGTTTTTTATTATTTGCTTCTTTAAGTTGCTTTGATACCTCTTCGGCATTTGCTTCATTAAAAGCACTACACGCGGCATTACTATTGTGTAATTGCTTGATTTCACTCTCGACTTCTGAGATTTTTTTCTTTTTATCATTAATCTCGTCCTCATTAATCTGTGTAATATCTCTAATATATTTTCTTTGAGACTCCAGTTTATTCTTTAGAATATCTAGTTGATATGAATTATCTTTTAATTTTTCTTTTAGTGCACTATTCTTTTCTTTTATCAAAGTATTCATTTTAGAGAAAACATTAATGTCCAGAAGATCCTCAATAACATCCCTACGATTCTGTGCTGAGAGTTGCATGAAAGGAATGAAGGAAGAAGAACCCAACACAACAATCTGATGAAAGCTTTTATGATTTAGCTTAATGATGTTTTGTTCAAGGACCTTCTGGTACTCTTTAGCGTGAGAAGATTGATTAATCATCACGCCGTTTTTCCATATTTCAAATATCTGCGGTTTTATACCCCGCACAACCTTAAAGATTGATTTACCTATAATAAATTCAACCTCTACAATACTATCTTTATTATTAATAGTATTAACTAGCTGAGGTTTATTAATATTACGATGTGGTTTACCAAATAGACCAAACGAAAGTGCATCAAGAATAGTTGACTTTCCCGCTCCATTTTGACCTACTATAAGGGTTGATTTTGTTCTGTTAAGACTAATAGTTGTCCAATTATTACCAGTCGATAAAAAGTTTTTATACCGAATAGATTTAAAAGTAATCATTCTTTTTGCCTTATTTGTTTCTTAGATTTCTGTCTATCTTTTTTCTTGGCGGCTTTCTTATAAGCTTTTTCCCATTTCTTAGATAGACAGTGTATTCTTTCTTGTTTGGGCACTAAACTATTTCCATTGATTGTGCTTCTGTAAGAAGTTTCCTCATATTTACTTTTATCTTATCTTTATCAAGATCAGTATCAACTGCATCAACATAACTATCTAACAGAACTTCTGTATCTTCCATAGATATGCTTTCGTCTTCAACATTCTCTCCAATAAACTCATTAAAGTTTTCTGCAATCTTTAGTTCATGAATCTTTCTATTCTGTATTCTATCAACTAAACGATCAAATGTAAAGAGGTCAGACTTATTAATTACAACTATTTTTACAAATTTATGATCTAAATGGTCCACATTAAAGTCTGAATAGCTCTGTCTTGAATCATCATATACAATCTTTTCATATAAAGTGTATGGATTTCTGATAGCTTCCATTTCACGAGTCTCTGTGTCTATAACGTGAAAATGTTTATTATCATGGGCATCAGACCAAAAAAATTCCATCTGTGTGCCTAGATATGTTATATTATCTTTTACTGATTTAGTGTGAAAATGTCCAGATAAAACTTTCTCAAAGCGTGAGAAAAGTTTATGATCCATGCCATGTTTGTTTTCTATGCCCCTCATCATCTCAAATCCACTAAGTTCAAGATGACCGCCTAACCAGTCTGCTTTACAGTTCTTAATGAACTCCATAGACTTATCGTGATTCTCTTGAGTGATCCAAGGTAACATTGCAATCTTAAGAGAATCATATTCAAGAACACGAGGCTCCATAATAATATTAATCTCGTTCATAAAGTGACCCAATAGTTCTTTTAAACTATTTAAATCATTTGTATTCTTATAATAGGTATCATGGTTACCAGGTATAATATCCATAGACATTCCATAGTCACGAAGGTGTGATAGAAAATGTTTACGGTTGTGATTTAAAGCTCGGAAATTAATAAACTTACGATTATCATAATAATCACCAAGATGAATAATTTGCTTAATATCATGTTCTTTACAATACGGGAAAAAGATGTTTTCATAAAAATCTGCTGCATTATTTAAAAATACATCAGAGCTATTTCTAATACCGCAGTGGGTATCATTTAATACTGCTATTTTCATTATATATCATTCCAAAAAGTCAGATAGGTCCGAATCTACGTTAACCGCTCTTTTCTTTCTATTTTTTGTTTCTTTTGAAAAAGTTTTAATTTCTGTATCATATGCTTTTACTTTATCAATTCTATCTTTTAGTGTATCAATAAAGTGATTAGCAACCTGAGACGATGCATCATCTGATCCAAGTTCTGTAACAAGAAACGCATCTATTCCAGATTGAGCAAGATATTTTTCTTTAATTTCTTGCTGTTTCTTTTCTTTAGTAATTCTACGCAGAAAAGCATACCAAATGATCTGAGTAAAATAAGCAAAGGCATTTGGTTTACCTGTTCTAGTCGTAGCATTAATATTATAGTTTTCTATCGCTTTTAAACAGTTTTCTACTGCATCCATAACCATTTCTTCACGATATGTATATCGAATAAAGTTAGATTTATGAGATAGATTCTCTGCTATTTGAAGAAAACTCCTAGCAATATAGTCTGGAACTATTGGAAGTTTTGCTTCGCCTTCTTTGGCTATTGTTACTTCTTTCACATATTCTACAATAGCCAATGAAAATTCTGAATTATTAATATAGTGGATGTTTTTTGTTTTTTTTGCTTTTGCCATAAATATAAACCTTTTACATATATATTATAAACTAATTATCAACAGATGTAAACAACTATTTTTTTTGTTTTTACATCACTTTTTGGTTTACAGTTGCACGAATCTAGTATATAATAAAAGAGTAGTTAGTTGAGGATAGGGAATACTAATGAAGTTTAGTTTTATCAATAAAGTTAAATTTTAACACATTATCAGCATCAAGCTCTTGCGCTACATTTACTTCATCTTTTAAATCTTTTTCCTGATCAGCGCCTAGTTCTTCATCTCTTTCTAGTCTTGCTTCATTAATTTTTTCTATAGCATTTTCATATTGATCTAAAATATCTTTAGACGGTACGGTTGCTGCTATTAAATGATATAGATTAATTGTTATAAAATGATCTGGTTCTTCTACATAAGTCATCCATGGTTTAAACATATAGTAACTTCTTTCATTATCCAAATCTACTCTGGCTATTCTAAAAGCACCTCTAACAACTATATCTTCTTCAAGTTCTTCCATTACCTCACAGATAATTTCAGCCCCGTCCGCTATTTTTAGTTGTTTAACATTGTTTATATCGATCATATTGAAACCTTGTAAAATTTAAATTTAAACTTTTCTTTTTTATAAATCTTTAATCGTTCTTCGCTGTGAAGGAGCGCATAGTTTTTTCTTGATTTATGTTGGAAGTCATCTGATATATCATAGAGTTTAGTAGTCGTTCCATCCTCTGATTTCCGTAATCCCCTCCCAATAGACTGGAGAACTTTGATCTGGGATTTTGACGGAGAAGCAAATATGATATTATGCAAGTTCCGTATGTTAATACCAGTACTAAAAGTACCAAGACTAGCGACGATGATAGCATCTTTTTGACCCTCTGTTATTTTTCTAATAGCTTCCCTATCAGAAGTTTCTGTAGCACCACTTACAAAAAATACTTTTCTTCCTTCTTTAGCTTTAGTATTTATCAGTTCAAAAAGAGGCTTTCCATGCTTCTCCACAAACTGAAATAATACCAAAGTGTTGCCCTTCTGATCAAGAGCCAGATTTCTTATAAACTTATTTGTTT